CTATGCGAGCATTTGCCGCAAGCAATCCATTCACATTAATTGCAGTAGCAGTAGGTACATTAGTTGTTGCTGTAGCAGAACTTATTGATACTTATGGTAGTTTTGGCAATGCCATGAAAGCCGTAGGTAATATGGGTATTGATTTAATCAATACATTAATTAATGGCTTTAAGGCATTTGGTCAATTTATGGGTCAAATGATGACTGGAGTTGGTAAAGCAATTCTTGCAGGTCTTAATCCATTCAGTAATAAATCAGCAATGGCTGAATTGCAATCAGGATTCCAAAAGGGAGTCGGCGCCTTTAAAAAGCAAATGGAGCAAGCAGGCCCTATCAAATTTAAATTTGATGTAAAACCTGTAGTTAAAAAGGGTGGTAAATCTGCACTTGAAGCATTATTAGGCGACGAGGGAGTTGTTGATAAAGATGCCACTGGCTTAACTGAACAACAAGCGGCGGCTCGTGAAAAAGAAGCATTGGCAGCACAACAAGTTACTCAGCAAATGATTCTTCAAAATAATGAAGCCAATAAACTACGTCAAAGCACAATCGATATGATTGGTATGGAATCTGATTATGCCAATTTGATTAAATCAAATAATCAAGCAGAATCTGATTCACGTAAACAAGTTGCCGACTTAGACGCAAAAATTGTAGCAGAACGTGCAAAGGGCAAAGATACCAATCAACAAGTCATTGCTCAGTTAGAACAGCAAAAGGTAATTGTACAAAATCAAGTTAGTGAAGCACAACGTTTAAATCAACTTGAGTATCAACGCATGATGTACCTTAAGGATATTAACTTAAGATTACAAAATGGTGTTGTATATGGACAATTGATGAATGAAAAATCTTTTAATGCACAAAAGTTAAAAGCACTTGAATTATATGGTACTGAGTTAGAACGATTTAATGGTACATTACAAGCCGCTACAACATTGGCAAATAATATGCAGTCTGCTAGTAATCAAGTGTTTACTAATTTGGCTAAACAAATTCCTACAGAAGAATTAGATTCATTCAAAAATAAATTTAAAGAATATGCAACTGCATTAGCAGTAGTAGGTGGTGAAGAGGCAGCAGGTAGAGAAGTTGCCGCAGAACAATATGCAGAATTAGATAGATTATACGAATCATTAATTGAAAATCGTACACAAGGTCAACAAATTGAACTTGCTAATTTACGTGACGCAACAGCACTAGAAGTTGAAAGATTTATAATTGCTAAAAAATATGTAGATGATGTTCTTGCTAAACAAGCCGAAATTCAAAAGAATATGAGTCTTGGTGCTGAACGTGCTATTGCTGATATTGCAAAACAATTTGAACCATACAAGATGGCGCAAGATGCAGTTGCATTGGGTTGGAGAAAAGTTAGTGATGCGTTAGATACATTCATTGAAACTGGTAAGTTCAGTTTCAAAGACTTTGCTCGTAGTATTTTAGCAGATTTAACAAAGATGATTGCTCAAGCAATGGTATTCAAATATATCTTTAATCCTATTATGGGTGCATTAGGATTGCCAACTGCTGGTGTAAGAGCAATGGGCGGGCCTGTAAGTGGTAATAAACCATATATTGTTGGTGAAAAAGGTCCTGAGTTGTTCGTGCCAAAGAATGCAGGTGATATTATTCCAAATAACAAATTGGCTGCAACAGCACAAGCAACAGGAACTGGCATGGTAAATGCACCAGTTACTAACAATTATATTACAAACAATATTAATGCAGTAGATGCCAAGAGTGTTGCACAATTGTTTGTTGAGAATCGTAAAACACTACTTGGTACTGTGCAAATGGCACAAAGAGAAATGCCATACGCAGTTTAATAAATGAAAGGAAAGAATAAATGAAACTATCAGAAACAAAATCTACTCAGACACTACCAAATGCAGGTAATTTTAATGTGTTTAGTTTGGGAGCAATCTCATTGACATGGGGACACATGCTAGGATTAGTAACATTATGGTTGATTCCATTAACTATATTATTATATGCAATTGGTTATGGATCAGAGTTAAGACCTAAAACAGAATTCAAATAATTAGGATACGAACATGGCCGGATTACAAACAATTATTGACAATTGCAATGGCTTGCAAATTGACCGTAGAAAAGTCGTGGGTATTCAAATCACACGAAACGAAATACCACGCACAAGTGCTACACCTACATTTCAGCCATGGCGTATGACATTAGATATGCCAAGCAGTTTTCGTTATGCGGCAGCACGTAGTTTAATGGAAGCACTTGATGTATTAGATAGAAATACACCAGAAGTTGTTACATTTAGTAATAATCCTTGCTTGAGTTGGATCTTTCGCTATCAAGGAACTATGAGTACTGCACAGATTAATGCTATTACTGTACAAAGTTTTGTTGGCAATCAGTTAGTGTTGACTAACTTACCAGCAATCGCAAGCACACGTGTGTTGTTTGAACCAAACGATTTGATTCAGATTGGTAATTACACATTTCCATTTACAAGTACAACACAAATTACACGTGGTACAGGCGCAACAGTTACAATTACAACAAGTAGACCAAATATCATCAGTACAAGTGTTGCAGGGAATAACATCACAGTAGGTAACGATTGTGAATTTTATATGTTTTGCCCTAACATGCCTACATATAAGTTGATTCCAGGCGCACCATTATATAGCAACAATACATTAGTTAGTAATGCGTTGATTGAATTCAGCGACAGTTTCCAACTATACGAGTGGGTAGGAGCAGCCTAATGACTCAATATATTCCAGAAGTACAAGATACATCGCAGATTAACAGTGCTGAATTTGTAAAATTAACTGTTTACAATGACTTCAGCAATACTGCAAATACTTCAACATATACATTCAGCAGTGCTTACAAATCAGAAGTGATTGGTGGCACAACATATCTACCATTAGGTGGTTTATTGGCAGTTGGTGCACAAAATCGTGACATTCGTGTAACTGCAGGCGACACTACTATTAGTTTAAGTGGTGTAAGTGGTAATAACATTGCTATTGTGCTTGGTACAAAAGTACGTGGTAGTGAAGTAGAAGTATATCGTGGATTTTACAATGATAACGAAGTACTTGGCAACACATACTTACGTTTTACGGGTATTGTAACTAGTTATGGTATCACAGAAGATCGTGCGGGTAATGATGACAATTTCACTGTAACTATTTCTGCAAGCAGTTACAAAACTGTATTGCAAAATCGTATTGCTGGTAGAAAGACAAACGAAGAAAGTTGGAAGTTCTTTGATAGCACAGATACTAGCATGGATCGTGTATATTCAATTGCGGGCGTAGATTTTGACTTTGGTCAAGAGCCAAAAGGTAAGCAAGTCATTCCAGGTGGAGGTGGCGGTAGACCTGGCGAAGGTTTCGACTTTAATACTGTGGAAAGATAACATGAAAGTTAGATTAGCAAATAAATTTGATTTTCCTGTTGTAGCAGATATGTTGCGTAATTTTCGCAATCATACACCTATCGAAATGATGCGTGATTGCAACAACGAGGAATACATTAACCAATTATTTCATCATATTATCTTAGGTGGGGGCATTGCATTGATCGCAGAAGAAAATGATGTTGCTGGTATGATTATTGGCGTCAAAGACCAAAGTATATGGGATCCAAACGTAAAAGTATTGCGTGAGTTAGTATACTGGGTAGAACCTCAATATCGTGGCAGTACTGCCGGATATAAATTATTATTGCAATATAACAAACTAGCACAAGAACTAGTAGACGAACAAAAAATTAATATGTATACCATGACTAAAATGGTTAATAGCCCAGACTTAGATTTTACTAAGTTTGGTTATAGAAAGACTGAAGAAGTCTGGGTAGCGGGAGTATAACATGGCACTATTTACAGCAATTGCAACAGCAATCGGTACAGCAATCGGTCTTACTGGTACTGCACTAACCATCTTTACAGCAGTTGGTGCAACAGTACTCAGTATTGGCGCTTCAACTTTGATTGCAAAACGAGTAGCAAGGCAAGGTAGTGGTGGTACTGCCGGCGGCGGTCGTGTACAATTGCCACCAGCAACAGACAACAAGATTCCTGTAGTATACGGTAGTGCATTAATTGGTGGCCCAATCACTGATGCCAAAATCAGTGTAGACCAAAAGTATATGTGGTATGTTGTTGCATTAGCAGAACATACTGATACTACAGCGGGAAGTGGGTATACCTTTGATCAAACAAGCATTTATTATGAAGGTAAAAAGGTCCAATTTGGTAGTAATGGTCGTGTAACTGGCTTGATTAATAACAGTCCAGGTGGCACAGAAATCGATACCAAAGTAGATGGTAAAATTTATATTTGGTTGTTTACAAATGGATCAAATAGTGGTGTAAACACAGGTGGACAAACTGCTATCCAAATCTTAAGTGACAGTAGCACAGGTGGTGGTATCCCAGTAGGATATCAGTGGACTAGTACAGATACAATGACCAATTGCTGTTTTGCTATTGTTCGTGTTGAATATAGCGAAAATGCAGGTACAACTAATCTTGGTGGATTATTATGCAGTATTAGTAATACTATCAATAAACCAGGCGATGCAATTTTAGATTACATGTTAAACACACGTTATGGGTGCGCTATTCCATTAAGTCGTATTGACACTACAAGTTTAACAGCACTAAACACATATAGTGATGAAATTATTACGTATACAGGTGGTACACAAGAACGCTATCGCATTAACGGTCCTATCAACACATCAAGTACTTGCTTAGAAAACTTGCAGGTATTAGTTGATAGTTGCGATAGTTGGTTACAATATAGTGAATTGTCTGCGCAATGGCGTGTAGTTATTAACCAAAGTTACACTGATTACACTACAATTGACAACTTGTTCCTAGTAGATAGTAGCAATTTAATTGGTGGTATCAACGTTGCCCCAATTAACTTGAATGAAACATATAACGAAATGGAAGTTGCATATCCAAATCAATATATTAAAGATCAAACTGACTATCAAGTTATTTTGCTAGAAGATTATCAACCAGGCCTATTGAGTCCAAACGAAGCAGTCAATAGATTAAACATTGATTATCCAGTAGTTAACAATGCAGTGCAAGCAAAGTATCTTGGCATTCGAAGATTATTACAAAGTCGTGAGGACTTAACTGTAACATTTAGACTTGACTATAGTGGCATTCAAGTAGAAGCCGGCGACGTAATTCGTATCAAGCAAGAGGTATATGGTTGGGATGTATTAAACACTGGCAAAGGTAAACTATTCCGTGTTGCTAATGTTGCAGAAGAAAAATATGCAGATGGATCATTGGGCGTCAGTATTGCGGCTTTTGAATACAATGATACTGTTTATGCAGATCAAGCAATCACTGATTTCCAACCAGATCCTAATTTAGGTATTAGCGATCCAAACATTATCAGTGCTCCAGATGCACCGCAGATTTTAATAAATGATTTAGGAACTATTGATACTTTCCAAGTATTTGGTAACGTACCTGACATTGGACTAGTAACTAATCTTAATTTTAATTATGGTACAGATAGTAATGTATCTAATCATACATTTTATACAACCATCAATAATTCTAATGGTGCACCATTAACTAATAGTGATAGTGCTAATAGTGTTTATAATACGTACACGGTAGATGTAAGTACTTTACCTACTGGCAATTATTATTGGTCAGTTGTTGCTAGAAATCAAACTGCAGGTATAAGCAGTAATGCAAGCAATGTTGTTAATTGGGGCGGCACTAATGTTAGTACACCTAATACTACATCATTTTGCAATGCAACAAGTAATGGAACCACTATTATATCAGATGCGTTGCCTTTTGACAGTTCAGCCAATACTTTGAAAAATAATTTGGCAAAGGCCATTCTTTCAGGTCTTAATTTACAAGTTGTAAGTGGTACTGGTCAATTTGCAGCCAACACTAAAATTACAAGTTTTACAAGCAATACGCAATATACAATTAATAATATACCAACTGTTGCATTAAGCAACGCATGTATTAAATTTGTTGGTGGTGGTATTAGTGGCAACAATGTACAGCCAAATTCAATTACATATAATAATTTGGCTAACAGTGCAGGCGGTGTCGAAGAACTTGGTGCTTCAGTGTTTATTATTTCTCAAGGAAATACAACTACAGCACCAGTTGACATTACTGGATTAGCAAGTCCTGCTCCATACTATATTGATGGTACTACAGTAGGTGCAAACTACTATTATCCATTCTATCAAAATACTGCGACAACTGCAAATGGATACAGTGCAAATAGTACTGGTCAATTTACGCCTGCAGGAGCAACTGATTGGGTAAGAAATAACGGAGACAGTAGTTGGTGGATTCACAATTATGTATTTTTCTCAGGTGGAAACGTAGTAAACACTAATGAGAATTTAGTTTTAGATTGTGATAGTCAATTCGTTGCCAACGCAAATACTACAATTCAGATTAGTCCAATGATTACTATTGCAAATAGCGGTGGATATTTTGGTG